AGCAGTTCCTGATACACCTGTACCTATCGCTACAGACTCACCACTGTTTCCTGTATCTACCACAAGATAATTATCTGATCCTTGCTTTATTGTGAAGGCTGTGGCTGAGTTGTCGGATACAGCTACATTTATATCCGTTCCATCTGCACTAATAGAATCAACAGCTATATCGCCTACATTTGTGATATTGTTGTCACCAAAACTTACGTTATCTCCAAAGGTTTTGTTTGTTAAGGTGGCAGTCGATGCTGTTGAGACTAAATTAACGTCACCACCCGTGCTTGGCAGTGTTAGGGAATTTGAGGCAGCTTCTGAGTGAGGTGCGCCTTGTAAAGTCTGTGCGTGTGCATTACTTGATTCACAGTAAAATTTAATCTTTGATACGGCCCCACTGTTCTTTAAATCAATCAAGCCACTTTGAATATCAACATTACCATCTAGCCTAACTACGCCCGTCCCATTCGGTGTTATGGCTATATTACCGTTTGAGGTAGAAACAAGCCCGTTGCTATTTACGTCAAGGTCCCCTCCCAACTGCGGAGTCGAATCATTTGCTACCTCCATTAAAGAGGTCCCACCGGTCGATATAAGATTGCCACTTGCATCTAAAAACGCCATCTTAGAAGCAGGTGTTGTTATAAATACATCTTTTGTAGCCGCGCCAAAGTTAACAGCACTATTACTATTAGAGCTCGCTATAGGAGTGGTTCTAGCTAAAGTATTAGGACTACCTGTCGAGAATGTTCCTAGACCAACTTCAAAAGCACCGTTAGTACTGTCTACAATCGCATAATAGGTAGTATCGGAATTAGATAGATTATCAGCAAAAGTTTCAAAATTTGCTACAGCTCCACCAAGATTTATAGTTCCCGTTCCAGTGGTGGTGGTAGTTTCTCGTACTCTATCTGCAATCTTTAGTGCCATTATGCTATCCTTATTATTGCGTTACTTGCGTCAGCCGCCGGAAACACAACGGTAAAGTCTCCTGACGACGCTGATTTATCTGACCCAAAATCTAACACACATACCGCCGGATCACCCGAAGCCGTATCATTAAATATGAGGGCGCCTCTTGCTGTAAGTGTCACATTACTAAATGTTTCATCTACAAAATCTGTTAACGCGGTAGTGCTTGACGCCGTAGGCGTAACGTTTGTTAAGGCCCCGCCCTTAGCGGTGTAGTTTGTACCCGTTACTTCATTGCTAGTGGTATACGCAGTAGTATCAGCCCCTAAACTGGCACTTGAAGTATACAATGCTATGTTAAAGGTATTACCTGAGCTGTTTGTAAAATTATGCACTCCTTTAAGGAGCTCAACCTTAAAAGACGTACACATTGCTTGCGATATAGCCATTACATTCTCCTTATATATTCTGCAAGTTGTTCATTCCCTGCATCTTTAATAGCATTATATACAGTGGTTCGATCCGATTTAATAGCCTCTTTCATATAATGCGTAACTACTTTGTGAAGGTGTTCTTTAAACGCTCGTGCTTGGTCCCTTATTTCAGGGGCAGCATTATCTCCTACCTCAACTATTTTGTCCACACACCGTGTGGCCACCTCTTCCGGGGTAAAGCCCCTATTATTTGTAGTGTGTATATCAACAACAGGTGTCTTAGGTAGCTCCATTAACATTATTGTTTATCCCTCATAACCATGCCTGTTCTGTAATAATCCGTTACTTCTTTTGCTTCGCCATAAAGTTTAAGCGATTGCACCGCTTCAGTAAACCTTTGTGCATAATTTTGCATCACATCCGGCTCACCCTTCATAAACGTATACGCCTCCAGTAAACTACCATACAACAAGGCATTTGGCGCATTTGTGCTTAACCACGTTGTGCCCGAATCACTACCGGCAGTAAGACTGTTTGGCCTGTAGTAGTAATGCAACTCTACCGCAAAACTAGAACTGGGTGTCGGCGCTACTATAAAGTTATCGGTATCAAACAAAGCGTAAAAACGAGGGGACCCTGTAGTAGAAGAGTTTGGAGTAAACGTTTGTACAAAGTTAACATCCTTAAAATCTAAAAAATTTATATTACTACTACCGTCTGTAAAACTTAGGGAGAAAGGGGTTAAGAAATCATCGGGACAGGCTAGAAACTGATTACTAGACGTAAAGGCGGCTGTTGCATTTTTTCTAAAAACACTAAGCTGAACGTTCTTTAATATACGCTCTTCGGCTATCTTTATAAAATTAGATAAATTACTAACAAAAGTTGTTTCGGTGTTTTCTGAATAGTCCTGTATAGCTGATTTTAATTGTGTAAAAGTAAAGCTCATGTCGTTACCGTAACCTCTCCAAGTAGAGCAAATGCTCTAATCTCCACCCCTCTATTCGGAAAGCCCCCGGATCCTACAGGAGCTGTCATGGGTTCCTTCCTATCAGGGCGTGCGTCCTTTAACGCTTGTGAATCAACTACTGTGGGAAAAGGCTCAAGTTGTGCTTGCTTCGGTTCAAACTCGTCTTTACCTACAAGTGATCCATTCCATTCTTTGCGCATATCTTTATATCTATAACGAAAGCCGGATCTATCTGATATAGCGTAAGCGTGTTTACCTTGTGCAAATCGTGGCATCAGGAGCTCCTAAAATACTGATACTGAGGAACTACATTAAAAGAAGCTCTGTCTCTGTCCTCAGTCATCGCTCTTTGAAACTCCTCTTCATACATAGCTTTTAACATTTGTGTTCTGTTTGGCGCTCTCTTTATGCTGATATAATAAGCCAGTCCGGCAGCTAGACAGGGAAAGAACCTAAAAGGCATATCCATTGTATTAATAAAAGTATCGGCATCATCCACACGTGTAAGAGCGTCAAATATTATAGTATCTGTGCTATTTTCTGGTGTTGGCCAAATCTTTAAAACCGGTGTTATTTGCCTATCCAAAAAGAATTGATTGGGTCGTCCTGTTGTGCTTTTTGTTGGTATACCTAAATACGTAGACCGACTAATCCTTTCCATAGAAAAGTCTGTACTACTGCGTCTGACAACAACAGAAAGTATATCAATGACGTTTGTATTTAGATTATACGTAGAGGTACCAGAGGTAAGTGCTTGTGTGGTTTGACTTATTGTCCATTGATTAAGCCCCCGATTAGCCCACTCGGCTAACATTAAATTAAGGGAACGCTTGGCAGATTTAAGATCGTAGCCTGTTCTGACCTCTAAACCACAGCGCTCAAAAGCCTCTTCAATGTACTCCGCAACGTCGAGTTCAAAGTTTGTGCTGTCTGATACGGCCATCTACTCATCCTTGTTTGCGTACATATTATCAAAAATTTGGTTAACGTCCAACACATAATCTAAATCGGACTTTGAGTAATGTATATGTTGCGATGGTTTAAAGTCCGGAGGACCCTCCCCCGTCTCAAACCATGCGGGATGAGTAACACGAACTCGGTTGTTTGGCAAGGCTACAATATTACCGGTATAGTCCCCTGCGTCCAACAAAGTTAAAACATGACTTTGCTTATGCTGTGCAGGGTCATCTGCTATCTCGCTGTCGGTATAATCTACAGTAAAATGATACTTTGCAGGATAAAACTCGCCGCCTATTTTTGCCATCCATGGGCAAGGCGTTGCTCTGTCCAAAGTATAAACAGCGTGATGATGAGAGGCACAATCCCAAGGCTGTGCTAAATATGTCTCCATAGGGTCAGGCCATCCTTCAAAATCAAAATCCCCCACCAGAGCAGTAATCGGCATACGAGCCCACATTGCACCACCATGCACATTAGGCTCCTCGTCCTCATTCTCACATCCTGTAAATATTACTTGAAAAGACAAACACCTATTCGGCATTGTCGTGACGGCAATAGCCATCGCGTGCAAAAACTCCCCATGATATTTCTCATGGTTGTGTGTATATTCTCGACGTACCCAACATTTAAAATGCGGGATGTTACTTTGTAAATACGGCAAATTTAGGCCTTTTTAGTATCCTTAACTAACTTCATTCCTTTTTTCTTCGCTTCAGCCCGTAGTTGCGCAATCGTCATAGTTTTTTTAGTAGCACCACCTTTGCTCATCATTTTAATGTTGCCACCTTTTTTCATCATACGTGGTTTTACGTTACCGCCTTTTCTCATCATTCTAGGCTTCACGTTACCGCCTCTTTTCATCGCATATGTTTTCTTTTTTCGCATAAGTTTCTCCTAAGTATACAAAGTTTTTTTACGCCTGTCCGACATAACTGCCCCACAGCCCCTTGCAATAAAACGTTTACCTTTTAAATTTACATTATCTTTTTCGACTTTACCACCTTTATCATAGCCAAAAGGCAAGCCTTGCAGTTTTTTCCCTGTAACCGTAAATGTATCTCTAACCCGTCTGCTTACATCTTTAAGCGGTATAGTTTTATCTAAGAACTGTGAATAACTTATTTTTTTAGTTGTAAAATCATCAATAGCCTTGATGTATTTTCTCTCATCTCCCGTATATGCTTGTCTTGCTCCCATTATCTCACAAAACCTCCATTACCTAAACGAACAACAGCCTGCTTTGTATTCTTGACTACAGTCTTGCCTTTTGACCCTTCACGTTTTTTCTTTTTAGCCGTGGTAGCACGTTGTGACTTAGTTAAAGATTGTGCCTTACGGCGGGGCAAACATCTATCAGGATTCTTTTTGTCTTTAGAAGTGCCGCACTTACCCTTAATACTGCCGTCCGTTCCAATACGAACCCAATCCTGTTTTAACCATTTTTTAAGTTCGCCCATTACGCTTTCTTCTTCTTTTTACCTTTTGCGCCTTTAGCGTAATTTGGATCTTTACAATATTTACTTGCGGCTAAATTTGCATAAGCGCTTGGATATGTATCAAAAGTTCTCTTCGCCCAAGCTTTACCAGAAGGACAAATCTTTCCACCCTTCTTCATTTTTACCACTCCGCCTTTAGCCATGCGGATCGGGGGACACGCCCCCCCGCCTAAATTTACCTTACTTCTTGATTGCGGCCTGCTCATAACTTGCGCTCCTTCTAATAAAGTCTTCCCACAAGGGTTTTAACATTGCATTGTTTTGTTCAATCTTAACAGACATAACCGCTGTGCGCTTATCCACACTGATTAACGTCACCGTCATCCATGTTATAGCACCCAAAGAAAGCGTGGTGATACTACCAACTAATGCTTGCTTTATTAACATCGCCATCTTCTCCTAGCTTGTCTCAAACGACTATTTGGATCTTTAGCCGCTTTTGGAAACTTCTTCATCTGTCCGGCGCTTCGTGCACAAAATGACTTACGCCTTGCTTTATCTTTAGCTGTTAAATTCTTCTTTTTGGTTACAGCCGTTTTTAACTTACTTCCCGGATTATCGCGTCTGTATTTCGCCACACCGGCTTTAGTCATTCCCGCCCCAGATTTAGTGGAGCGGAAATACTTTTTTGTCTTAGGCGGTTGCTTATCGCGCCTAGTTTTAGTCATAGTTCTTACGCATTTTCAGCGTAACGGTGTATGTGTCTGCACTAGAGTGTCCAACAGTTGTAAAATCTATATCACCTGTCGGAGAGCTTGCATTGTTTGGCAATCCGCCAAACTCACTGTAATCGTGATGCCCACTCTGGTTTTCACCTAACTCTATTATAAAAGCACTTGTAGACGCATCAAAAAACAACTGAACCTTCATGCCTATACACTGCCACCATATTTTATCTATGGTGACAGAGGTACAAGACTGCCCGTGCCCATTCGAATTTAGTGCAGATACATCGACTTTTTTTACAGCAGACTCACCGGAGCCGTCAGAAATATTGGTAAACTTCATTACAAGCGTTTTGTCATTATCGACAATCGTTTGCGAGGTTACTGCATCAGCCATGTTGCTCTCCTAAATTAAGCTTCGTAGCCCATTAATTCAATGAACAACTTGCCTGCGGTGTAGTCAGCATCGGTTGCCGCACCTGTTGTTAGGTATAAAAACTCATCAGCAGCAGGAACAGCAGAGAAATATACTTTACTTCCAAGCGTCGCATCTCCTGCATTAACAAGTAAGGTTTCAGTCAAACCACTAATCGCGCCATCTTCAACACCAGTACCCTCAGTAGCTGAGTGAATATTAATGTCAGGATCACCGCCGGCAGGAGCTTCAAAACACTCCATACTACCCGTAAGAACGGTTCCATTTCTAGCCGCAGTAATTTGACCAATGTGACATACCAATGCAGTTCCGTTAACACCAATGATGTCACCCGATCCAGTTGAACGTAGTCCCGTTAAGTCGATTAAAATTCTTGTTGTAATTATTCCACCATGTCTAATTACAGCACTTCTGTAAATAGTGCCAGAACCTGTAGTAATACCTGTTCCCGCTTCTGTGGCTAACGTGTTTGCATCAAGAGATGCGAAACCCGCAGAACTTATACTTGATTGTGTAGTAAAGGCACCTGTACTGGTGCTTTTGCTTACGGATGTAAATCCGC